GAGGAGAGAATCAGCAAAACGATTGTCTCTGAGATAGACGAAGTGAGGAAGAAATACCCCGAGCTTAGGGCAGTCAACCCTGACGGCTCTCCGAACCCTGATTTTGATCCCGAGCTTGAGAAAGAGCTTGGTGACATGTTCGATGAGCTGGATCTCGACCCCCGGACTGGCGGATACCGTGGGCAAGTCTCACTGTTGAAGCTGGCCGACCGCTTGATGAAAGCGGCCAGAAAAGGTCAGGATCAAGGCTCAAGACGGGCACAGACTGTTATTCAGGACAGAAGGACCGGAAGGGTGACTTCCGGAATGACTGCCGAGGAACAGCCTGACGAATCCCAGTTGAGCGCCAGCCAGACCATCGCCGCCCGGATCAAAAGGGCAGCAGCGGCAAGAGGGTAATCAGATAGTTAATAGCATTTACTAAGGAGGAATTATGGACAAATCTATTTACGGGATGAAGTCCACGATCAGTGATAGCGACTCAGCGTTGCATATCAATATCGAGGACCAAATCGTCAAATACCCAGATTGGCAATTCCCTATCTTGAAAAGATGGAATTCCAAAGTTTTTAAATCAGAAGTCAAGTCACACAAATACGAGTGGACTGAAAGAGAGCTTCGCCCAGTGACTGCTAAGGTCGTTGACCTGACAGTTGAGGCTGATGGCACTTCATTAGTCGTTGACACCTCTGGTGTTTTCAACGTTGATGACTTGCTCAGAAAACCAAACGGCGAGCTTTGTATCGTTACTTCGGTAACCGGAGGCACTAACCTTACCATTAAGCACTGGTCAGGCACAGCCGAAGCTCTGAAAGCCGGAGACACCGTTCAAAGAGCTGGCGTTGCTTCTCCTGCTGGTAAGGATGCTGACCACATGGTCATCACCGGCACCGAGGATCTCTACAACTTCACTTCCATCTTGGAAGACGTTGTTGAGATGGACGGCGGTCAAAGATACTCCCTGGTTCATGGAGACCAGAACGAGAGCGAGCTCATTGCCGACAAACACAAGGAACTGGCGGAAGGCTTACAGGCTCAACTCTTGGTCGGTATCCGAAACATCGACAAGGCCGACAAAAGGCATACGATGGGAGGCTTAAAGTTCTTCATTGACACTTACGCTCCCGACAATGCCATTGACTTTGGAGGCTCTTGGGCAACCGATAGCACCGTCATTGGCAAGTTTGAGGACGCCATCGAGAAGATCGCCAATGCCAACGGAGGCAAACCGACCATCTACATGGGCTACAAAGCCATGAGAAAGTTCAGAATGATCGGTGACGATCTGGTCAGAGGAAAGATGACCGACAAGACCCGAGGAATTGCGGTTGTTGACACCTACCTTTCTCAGCTTGGCGAGCTTGATGTAGTCTTGATCCGGGAAAGATTAGGGATCATGGATGACCTGATCTTCTTCGTCGATGAGGACAAAGTCGGCTACAAAGCCAGAAGGAAAAGGGGTTGGTTCACCGAGGAACTGGCTCACACCGGCGACAGCTACAAATGGCAGGTCGTTGGTGAATACACCGCCAAGTTCGAGACCCCGAAGGTATTGGCATACCTTTACAACCTTGGACTTTAAAAGATTGGGGGAGCTAGTCGCTCCCCCAGGTTAGAAACTTGAAAACCTAGGAGGACAACATGGCAGAAGCCGATGGACGCGAGGTATATGTCATTGGTAAAAACGATACAGGGAACAGAGAAGTGGTTATGGTAGAGGATGGGAAAACCCACGATTTACCAGCCGAAGCCAAATTCGACTATGAGGATCAGGAGGCTCGTTTCCCATACACACTACCAGTAGCATAAAACACCTCAGAACTAGCCCTCCGAGCAATCGGGGGGCTTTTTTGGCCATTGAGAAGCCCAAGACGGCTAGAATGAAGTATGAGCACCAACGTTCAGCAGGTTATCTCCACCTTAGGTCAGTGCATGGAAGCGATGAAATCCTATGCCGGAGGCTCTATCCCCGCCAGCACCTCAGTCCAGTACCAAAACTGGCGGTCATGGATACAGCGAGGCCAGGAGGATGCGGCCAAAAGAGGCTTTTGGAGAAGGCTTCTAGTGCCTGCGACCGTGACGATCACTAAAGACGTGGACTATATCGACCTTCCGGACAACTTCCACAAGGTCAACGGTATCTACGTCCTAAACATCAAGGGGGTGGACTGGGCGCAACCCAACAACTCAGACGGCCAAATCCTCTATGTGTACCTCGATCCTACTACCGCCAAATGGAAGTGCAAGTTCATGGGCTTTACTCCTACCGAAACCGTAGAGGACGCAGAGCTTTGGTACTTCTACAATCCCCCTATGCCTGTGGAGGAGAACGATCCTTTGTACCTGGATGGCGAGATGATCATGTTCTACGCCCTCAAGGAGTACTTCCGGACGGCCAGACAGCCAGGTTCGATGGATGACTGTCGTCTCGAGTACGAGAACCGCTTTCAGGAGAACCTGAACCTGGAGGTCTTGCCCTCAAGGCAGGAGCTTATGAGCTGGTCATCTTACTATTCCCACCTCAACCGCACCACAGACGAGAGGGGATACTACAGCAGTAGCAGACGCAGAAGGAGCTTCTAATGGCAAGGGTTTATGGAAAGCGAAGACAAGATCCCCCAGTCAAAGTGACAGGAGCGAGAGGCTTCCCACGAGGTTGGTCAACTTTAGCACACCCGACAGTCTTAAAGAAAGACGAGCTAGCCGAGGCTCAGAACGTTTTCTATACCCAGAACGGAGTACTCACCAAGAGGCCGGGGAGCAGGAATATCGGGGAGCCAAGGGGAGAGTCAACCATCATTCGTGCTTTAGGAGGGGTTTACGACATCGGCGATCCGCCCCAGAAGTACCTGCTTCGCATCTCGGACGACGGCATACTCCAGAGATACAGCTTTGACTCTGGCAGCTGGATTGACATTGCCGGAAGCCCCAAGTTCTCGGACGTGGACAGCCAAATCCTCCAAGCCTACGGGTGGGTGTACATCCTCAACTCTAAGGACCTGATGGTTAAGTGGAACGGAAGCGAATGGAAAACCTTTCCTTCTTTGGAAAACCCGACTCAACCCCCAACCCTTCAGAAGGTGGGCTGCGGGAGAGTAGCCAAAGTCAAGATTGCCGCTGGCGGAAGCGGATACAGCGTGAACAATGTCCTGACAGTCTCCGGAGGCTCAGGCACTTGCACCCTGATAGTGAGGGGGGTGAGCAATGGGGCAGTTACAGAAGTGGACATTACCGATCCTGGTGAAAACTATGCTGTAAGCGAAGGGAACTCGACTACCGTCTCACCTTCCGGCGGTTCAGGCTGCACCATCGACATTACCGAAGTGGCCGGAGTCGGATCCAACACCTACTATTACCGCTATGTCTGGTTTAATGAGGTGGGCAATACCCGGGCTTCCGAGTCAGTCAGTGTTACCGGAGTGCCAGAGAAATTCGATGTGCAGACCTACATCAAAGTCAACCTGCCTACCCCGCCCGAAGGGGTAAAGTGGGTGGGGATCTTCAGGGGAAAAACCCAAGGAGACGAAACCTATCTGGCTAAAGTTTCCCCTACCCAGACAGTCTATGAGGATAAAGGCTTTGATGATGAGTTTGATGACCCGATGTATGGCGTGCCTTCTTCCAATACCACCGTGGGCTTTCACTTCAAGTTTGCCACGGTTTATAACGACACCCTCATTGGCGTTACCACCGAGTATGGGGATCACACCCTGGTATTTTCCGGCGGTGGGGACAAGTTCGACTCCTTTGGGGTGGCTGATGGTGGAGGATACTACGCCTGGCGGAAAGATGATGGCGATCCGATCAGCGGAGTCCACGCCTTCCAAGAAGAACTCTACGTCTTTAAAGGCCAGAAAGTCGGAGCCTTTAAATTCGATGAGCATGGCGGGGCGGTCAGGGACATCAACTTGGCTACAGGTGCAGTTTCGCACCGCTCAATCCACGCTTCAGGCAACGACTTGCGTTTCTGGTCTAGGGAGGGAGCCGGATCACTGGGCAATGAGCCCAACTTCGCCAACATCATCCGCACCAAGGTTCTGTCAGCCCGAGTGGATACCCTGGTTCAATCCCTTACCCCTTCCGAGTTTGAGCACATCTCAGGTGTCTCTTTTAAAGGCTTGTCTTTGTGGGGTATCCCAACCGGAGAGGCCAACAAAGGGATCACCTCGTGCTTGATGTTTGACGCCAAGTATGTGGCCTGGTCTGAGTGGTTAGGGCTTACTCCTAACGTCTG